TAGATACTCATCCTTAAATTTACAGACCCAATAATAAGGACTATCTATATCATTCTTAACTTCATTGATTTCTTCGTGAGTTTTAAAAGCTAATATATAACCAGATTTAATCATATTTATTACCCTACTAGAAGGATCAATAGAAACAATATAATTAAGAATTTCTTGTCTAGTTGGTTCTTGATTAAATAGATTTACCAACTTTTGAGTATACCTATCATGGACTTCATTCCAAGATTCCATAATTTTCTTAAATTCCTCTTCATTCTTTCTTATTTGTTCCTTAACATATAAATATTGGTCATATAAGGTATTGTACTTTTCAATATGTCTCCTTTCATATTTAATATCTATTAATTCAAATGAAATAGAATCATAGACTTCTTCCATATTTTCGCTATACATATTTTTCTTAATGTATTTAATTAGTAGCTCTTTTAGAATTTTAATATCTAATTGACCTTGAAAAGGGATTCCTTGAATGGTTCCATCGTCAGCTATTCCAATATATAAATTACCGTAATCAGCTTCGGAATCATCATTTAAAAAGGATGTTGCATATTTTGCTATATAAATTTTAAAATATTTCTCAATTGCTTCATAAATCATATCATTAAAACACCATTTAGAATTTATAACTAATTTTTCAGCAGTATTTAAATCAAAATCTACACCGCTATGATGAAAGGTAAATTCTTTATATTCTGTATATAATGTTTCAGGTCCATAATTTTTACCATATTGCATACTATAGAGTTATTATATTATAAATAAAAGTTACTCAATTTTTATATGATTTACAAATATAAAATAACCAGTTATTTTTATAGACAAAACTCAAAACCTTTGGTTTTTAGTTTTAATAATTTTAATCTTTGATTAAAATTGACTTAATTAGAGTTTTCTTCGAAAACATCTAACAAATCTAAAAAATTGAAAATTTTACTTGATATATATATTATCTTATATTATGTCAAACCAATATAAGATTATGAGAATTGAAACTAATGAAGATAAGGAGGCCAAGAATTTAATGGTAATGATTTACGAACAAATTTATAAAGATTATAAGAAGACTGCACACGTTGACGAGTCTTATGAAGGAGCTATAAACACTGTTGAAGACTTGGTTCTAATTCAAGAGACCATAGCTAGATTGATTAAGAGAAGGAATGATTCTTATATAGTTACTGAAAACAAAATGAAGTAAAATTAAAAACTAAAAAAACTAAAAAAACTGAAACTAACATTTATAAATACCCATTCTTTTATTATTTAATGTCCGAAATACCATTTTACTTAATCATTACTAAACCTAACAAACATCGTATTGAAATTAAAATTATGAATGAAAAAGCAACTGATATTAACGAAGTTAAAAATCGTATTATATATCTATTACAAGAAGAGTTATCAACAATTCATAACCTACCATATGAATATGAAAATTTAATTGGAATATGGTATAATACTATTGCAGCGGATAGTGAACCATTTCAATATAAACTTTTTAATAATAATGAATGGTCTAATCCTTGGTCTATTGAAGAATTATATGATGAAGCTTATGAGATTTTACATAAGTTGGAATTGATAAGTGGTTATATAAATGAAGAGAATTGTGTTTCTGAAGAAAATGACAATGAAGAGTCTATAGAAGAGAGTGTAATTATGTAAAAGTTGAATCCTATTTACTTTATAGTTAATTTTTTAAACATAATTATGTCAGTCATCAATCTACCAATCAAAGAAGTTTATGATATTATAGCTCCTCAATTTAATCACACCCGATTTAGTGTTTGGGGTAAAGTAAAAAGTTTTCTCGATATACTAGAACCAAAATCTAAAATATTAGAAATTGGTTGTGGGAATGGGAAAAATATGTTATATCGTGATGATTTAATATTTACAGGGATTGATATATCCAAGACTCAATTTGAGATTTGTAAAAGAAAGAATTTAGATGTTCATATAGCAGATATGACTAATTTACCATTTGATAATGATACTTATGATTATCAAATTTGTATTGCAACTTATCATCACTTAGATAATGATAAAGATAGAAAGAAAGCATTAGAAGAAATGTATAGGACATTAAAACCTGGAGGAAAAGTTTTAATAACCGTTTGGGCAATGGAACAAGAGGAACACTCTAGATTTAATTTTAAGTCTACAGATGAATTAGTTCCTTGGACTTATAAATACGATGGTAATACTTACTTACGATATTATCATATATATAAAAAAGGAGATTTAGAACATGAAATAACAAAGTTAGCTTCTGAATTTACAATTGATAGTATTGATTATGAATTAGGTAATTGGATAATTGTTTTATTAAAGTAATTAATACTAACAAGGTGCATCTCCTTCTAACTTTTTATCATCATCTTCGTTTATAATCATATCATTCAATGCTTTACCTGGAGAAACCATTGGCAAAACTGGTTCATTATCATCAGTAATTATATTAGCAACAATAGGTCCATCTTTATAATCTAGAAAATATTTTATTTCTTTCAGAAATTGATATTTAAATTGAATTTTCATAGAGGCGCATCCTAAACTTTTAGCTACATTTTCAAAATCAGGATTATTCATTTTAACACCTATTTGTCTTTTATTATAAAATTTATCTTGCCACATTTTAACCATCAATTGACAGCTATTATTTATAACTAATACTTTAATATTTACTTTATTTTCTACAGCAGTTAACAATTCAATAAGGCTCATTGTAAAACCACCATCTCCACAAATACAAATGACTGTTTCATTAGGTTCGCTAGCACCTATTTTATAACCAATCGATGCAGGCAAAGCATAACCCATTGAACCTAATCCTCCCGATGTAATAAATTTAACTCTGGGATAATTATAATCAATAAATTGTGCAGCCCACATTTGATGAGCACCTACATCAGCAATAATAGTAAAGTTACCTTCATTATTAGCAATGTAATTATTTACAGCACTAATTACTTCTCTTCCTTGTAATTTTCCTCTTTTGTAAGGAAAAGAAAAACCAATCTTTTTCCATTCATTAATTTGTTTGAACCATTCAGTATAATCATTGTTAAAGTCTTTATTAAAATTTAATAATCTTTGTAGTACTTCTTTACAATCACCTAAGATATAATAATCAGGTAGAATAGTTTTACTAATGCTATCTTCTGAAATATCAACATGAATAATTGTAGCTTTTCTAGCAAATTTATACTTATCACCAATAATTCTATCATCAAATCTACTACCAAAATTAATCAATAAATCACAATTTTGAATTGCATTATTTGCATAATAAGAACCGTGCATACCCAACATTTTTAAAGATAGATTATGTTTTTCATCAAAAGCTCCTAATCCAAGTAGTGTGGTTGTTACAGGAATGTTATATAATTTAGCGAAAGCCCTCAATAAATTTATAGTATTACCTCCACTAGAAAAAATACCTTGACCTACTAATATAACAGGTCTATTTGATTTTTTAATAAATCCGATAATTGTTTCTGGGATAATTCTTTTAAAGTTATACAAATGATCATATTTTTTCTGTATAGACTCTTCTGTATCTATTTCACTTGGAATCTGAATTGTGTCAAGACTCATTATATTTTTAGGCAAATCCAATAAAACAGGACCAAAACGTTTCTCTTTCATTTTATTAAAAGCAAAATCAATTGTACTATTAATTTTTGTAGGGTTAGTAATCATATTATTCCATTTTGTAATTGGTTTAGAAATATCAATAATAGGTGCTTCTTGAAAAGCATCAGTTCCTAAAACCATAGTTGAAACTTGTCCAGTCAGAGCAAGTAATTGAACACCATCGCTCTTTGCATTTTGAAGACTAGTCATAATATTAATTGCACCAGGCCCAGAAGTAACCATAATAACACCGGGTTTACTAGTTGCTCTAGAATAACCTTCAGCCATAAAACTACCACCTAATTCAGTTTTTGGAGATATATATTTAATTTTATTTTGTCCATATAATGCATTAACCACAGGTAAAATAGCACCACCGACGTAGCCAAAAATAGTATCTACCTTGTGATGAATTAAACGGTCAACTAAAGTCTTTGCTCCATTAATTAGATTTGTATCAATTTTCATTTTATATTATTTATATAGTAAAATATGTTGTTAAGTCAATTTTTTTTAAAAATAATTTTGTGCAAATCAAAGATTTAAAATTGATTCAAATGGGCTGTAGGCTTTATTGCCGTGATTTTTTCAAATTTAGTCTACGAGACGACTGCCGATTTTATCTAAAAGAAAAATTGCTAAAAATACATACTAAAATAATAATTTAATTCATAATGTCATATACTCTAAATATCAAAATCAATCCAATTGCAGACCCTTCTGTTAAGGATTACTATACAACTTTTACTACTCACCACGATGGTGATTCCGGAATAGATTTGCTGGTTACTGATAATCTAACTGTAAATATGTTTACTGTGGGAACTATTGACCACAATATTCAATGTGAAATGCTTGATTCTACTGGGGCTAATGTGTCTTATTATTTATATCCTAGATCCTCAATTAGTAAGACTGATTTAATGATGGCTAATAGTGTTGGAATTATTGATGCCGGTTACCGTGGTAATATTATGGCAAAGGTTAGAAATATGAATTTAACCTCTCCAGCTAAGGTAAATAAAGGTGATAAGTTATTTCAAATCTGTGCTCCAGATTTGAAATCAATTAAATTAAATATTGTAGATACACTAAGTGAGACTACTCGTGGAAGTGGTAGCTTTGGATCTACAAATTAAAAATTATATATAACATTGCTAATGTAAAATTACCAGGACCAAATTCTTTTATTACTTTTGACCAATTAGATATTTTATTTTGATTATAAGTTGGGAAAATAGACCTATAAAATACATAACTTATATTAGTTAATACTAAAAATAGTTTATCAATTATGTTAGTTGAGTTGCCAATCTCTTTTTGTCTTCTTAATAAAAAGTTATCATTACCATTTGTTGAATTAGAAATTATTGCTTCTTCTAAACCAAAATTTAATATTGACATTATGATTAACACTAATACTATCAATCCGTGGTAATCATTAAATCCATATTTATGAATTAATAGTCCACCTATAATTAAATTAGTTACAAATGAAAATACCATTCTTTCGTGAAACCTATCACTTGATTTTTCATCTATACAATCAAATATATACGCAATTAAATATGCAGCTGCAGCATAATAAGGTTCGTTATTATAAATATAATACATTACTAAAACTCTTAGTAAAGAACCAAAAACTGTAATTAACATAGGAGATATTTCAAGTTCAATAATTGAGCCTTTTAATTTATTAGCTAAAGGGAAAAATATAGCATAATCAGCCCACGCATCGTGTTCTGGGATTGAATTAATATTAATTTTAATAGGTTCTGATTCAGTTTTAACTAAAGGTGCTACTTTTACTCCTGGTTGAGATGAAGGTGCTACTTTTACACTTGCTTGTGAGGAAGGTGCTACTGCTTTTGTTTCTACTTTACTTAGATCTTCTGTATTTATAACTTCATAAATTTCATAATCTTCATAATCTGACATTATTATAATTTAGAAATTTTATTTCTAAATTATAAAATTTAATTAAAAAACTCTATCAAATCTAGTATCTTCTTTTAACTCAATAATTCTGAAAATATCTTCTTGTACTTTTAATTTTAATGCTTTATCTCTTTCATCTTTTGCACCTAAATCAGGACCTTTATTAATTTCCATTAACATTGCTCCTAAATCTTTTGTTGGAGCTACATCAGAACCAAATAATTGAAATAAAGTATGGTGTTGTAATTTTTTATTTTTACAAACTTTAGTTTCAATTGCTTTAATGATTTGATTCATTAATTTGTTTACATTATCATCCCAAAGTTTAGATGAACCAGATATTTGTTTATCTAAATGTGCTCTAAAATCGTCCAAAGTTAATGGATTATTATCATAAATCTTTCTATCAATATAACCTGTAGTAATGTGTTTATCAAATCCTGGGTCATTCTCATCGTAATCTTCAGGTGTGTAATATACAAAACCATCTCGGTGAATATAACCTTCCACCTTGCCTTCTCTACAAATAATTAATGTATAATATCTAAAGTTAATCTTACGTTTACTAATTAAATATGGATTATATAAATAATCTTGAACCAAAAAGAAACCATTTTTATATCCTTCCATAATATCTTTATAGCTTTGAACTATTTTTAATCCTTCTTGTCTTTGTGCATAGTTCTTAAGAATGTACATATGATTTTTTCTCTTTTCTAAATTTTTATTGTAATGCTCTTCTATTTTTACTAAATCTTCCGGTTGGTCAAGTAAGTATGTTTGAGGCATTAAAGTTGATGCTTTATCATTTCCATAAAATGATGCTAATAATATCCATAAATGAATCTTTGAAGCAGGCCAATCACAACCATCAATTAAAAATATTTTCTTTGCCTCTTTTTTATCTCCTTTTGCTTCAAAAGTTTTAACTTTTTCTTCACAAGTATTATACTCACAAGGAAAATAATAATCTCCATTTTTTTCTCCTTTATTAATTCCTACATTTTTCATTGCTTTTTCCATTAATTCAGATAAATTACATTCTGAATAAAAATCAGAAAATCCTTCAATGTATTGATTAAAAAAACAGGCATGTATAATTAATAATATAATAATTGTAATGAGAATTAAGTCTATTTTCATATATAATTAATTAGATAAAAAATTTAATACTTTCTTAAATAATAAATAATTAAAGCCATTATTGTCCCTCTTAATATTAATGAAGGATAAATACCAGGAATTCTGTTAAAGTAAGGAATATTATTTATATAAAAATTTAATTCTTCATTATTTAACAAAATAAATAAAAATATTATTATTATTGGTTCTTTTAATTCCATTAAAATATCTCGCATTTCTAACTTTTTGTTTTTCTTAGAATTCACTTTCTTTCTTGGTTCTTTTTTTAATTCTTCAACTTGTCCTTCAATTATTTTATCTTTTCTTTTATTCTTAAATTCAGTATTAACATTAGCAGGCATAGGAGGGCCTTCTAAATCGAGATTATCAAAATTATCTAAATTCTTTTCTATTTCTTTTACAAACGATGAAACTTCTTTATTATCACAATCTTTACAAGTTTTTACATCGTCTTTAAATATATCTCTATCGTACTTATCTTCTTTTCCTATGGAACTTATATTTGTTCCTTTAAAACTATCTAGTTCTCTTTCTAAATCATTCATTATATATATTTAGATAAGTATTATCTAAAATTCTATATTTATTTTTAATAATATTTCTACCGTGAATATCTTTTTCTTCAATAACCAACTTTTCATCGGGTTTATACGGTGGTTGTAAAACTGTTGATAATTTTATAATTTTATTTACTTCATTTAATGTTATACTTCCTCTAATGGTATCCGTTAACATTGTAAATATCATAAATTTATCTATTTTTCCATCTAATAGTTTTCCACATAAATTTTCTTCACCGTATTCTGATTTAGTATAATAAATATTTATATTATGTTTTAAAAATCCAAATTCTTCCTTTTTATAAGTTTCATCTTCAAAAAATTTCTTGGCATAAACTTCAATATCACCATAAATTTCGTCTTCTCTTAATTTTTCATCGTATACTACTATTTTTGTAAATCCACGAGCTCTTATAACATTATATAAATCGCTATTCTTCATATCATTGAAAGATATTTCATTAGATAAACTTGGAATATAACTTTTAACAAGAACAGCATTTCCTCTTACAATTTCTTTTTCTAAATGTAATAAAGATGCCATTTCATTGAAAGGTAAATCAGATTCTATATTCAATGTATTAATATACATCATTTCATAAATATAATCTGGTTCTTCAGCAATATATTCATTCATAATATGATTATTTTTGTCATCGATTTTCAATAAAGAATGAATCTTTTCAAAAAAATCTTGAGGATTTACTTCGTGAGTAGTAACAAAAGGCATAGAAATTAATGCTTGAACATAGTCTGGGTTATTCCAGTCAAGATGACTAATTTTACCAGGTTCAATTAAAAGTATGTAGAATGGTTTTGTATCAAATATTTTAATATCGGACATTAAATATTTAATATAAATTGTTTTTATATGTCTTTCATAATGAAATCATAGACACTATTAATTTTTTCTTTTTGTAAAATGGTTACAGGATTTTGGCTAAAAAACTTTTGATTAGCTCCTTTTTCGTGAGGGGTAAAAGAACCTTTTTCAACAAGATATAAAAATCTTCTTGTTTTTAATTTATCAAGAGCTTGAGGTTTTAATTCTTTAATTTTAATTTCTTTACCGTTAAAATTTTTACTTACTTCATCTTTTTCAAAATTAAATGAACCAAATAATGCTAAATTAGGGTCAACATATGCCATTATTTTATCATTTTTCTTTGGATGTATTTTAGAACCTAAGTTATAAGGTTCTTTCAAAGCTATCCATAAACCAGGAGAATCTGCAATTTTATCTTCTAATAATTTTAATATAGTTTTAATTTGTTCATAATCCTTTTCTAAATAACCAGCTTTTTTATAATAATTAGTCGATGTATCTTTCTTTTTAGATAAATAATTATAATCTAAATATTCAATTGGAAAAATACCATTGATAATATCATCTTTATAATTTTCAATATTATATCTAATTAAATTTTTAACTTCGCTTTCACTGTTTTTAATATAAAATTTATTAATTGTATTTAAATTGATTCTCTTTGATATTATTTTAAAATGAGTATTTTTACCAATTAGAATATTCTTCTTATTCAATTTAACTTGTTCTCCTAATAATTCTAAATATTTATTTTCCCAATAATTAGTCATTTTTTTATCTACTTCTTTAAATTTATCATTCTTACTATCTTTTAACTTTTGATAGGATTTGAACATTGAATTCATAGTATCATCTTTAATAATTATTTCATTAATTTCATCTAAATCAATTGGATTAAAGATTTTAGAATTCATAGATTCTATTAATTCCTTTTTCGAATATGGATTTAGTCCAATTATATGGCATGTTAGAATATTTTCATTCATTTAAATTGTCCTTGGAAAAAAATTATATTAAAAATAAAAAAAAATTTAATATTCTTAATTAAGTATCCCCATAAATGTCTGAAATTAAATATATTCCTATAAAGTATTCCAAATCTTGGCATTCTTTCTCTGATCCTTATAATCAAATTCAAAACTACTTGTTTGAATTAAATATTATAATGAATAATAACGAAACTAAAAAATTTATAAAATTAGAAAGTGAAAAACGTTGTAATCTCATTATTGTTAAAGATCAGATTGAATTTAAAAATATTAAAACCTTTAAGATTATTGTAAAAAAAATACCAAGTGACTATTCATTCATATATCAAATGAGTGACAATATTATTCACGAACAATCCTATTATGTTCAAAAGGATGATAATCTATTTATTGAATTTTCACAAAATTCAAATGGTTATGCTATGTGTAATTGTACTTTCATTGGATACGACTTTTGGAGAATTAGTGCCTCACCCCCTAATTAAAATTTCATAAAAAAAAATGTATAGTAATAATAATGTACGAAATAAATTACTCGGTTCAGAAAAAAAAACAAGAAAATTCAAAGTACGCTTTAATGAATAATGAACAAGATTCGCAACTTTTCATTTTTGAAATAATTTTAAAAACATTAGAGGATAAAAGTATTACAATAAGAAAAATTAAAAAGGGAACACAAGGTATGTTGATTTCATCAGAAGATAATATAAAATATTCTGATATTGATCGAATTAAGATATCAATTTTAGATAGTAATAATTTAAAGAATGAAATTACAACTAAAATTACAATAGATCATAAAACAAATTATACTACGTATTTAGATTCAATTATTTATTTAGAATTTAATAGTAATTCTTCTGGATTATTAATTTCAAATTATAATTTTAATTAAAAATATCTAATTATAATTAATGAAAATATCTTTTGTTGAATCAAATGATTCTAGTTTAATAATTAATCTTGTTAGAATTATACAAATTATTGCTCTTATTATTTTATGGAATAATACTTCTAAAATGGCAAAAAATCCAGCAGCAAGTAAATATTATTCTTTAAATGTAGCTGCTTCTGTATTGGTTGTAGCTAATTTAATAATTGGATTATTTTTAGGTATGTATTTATATTTTTCACCAGATATGGATTTGACTTATTTTGTAATTGGAATAATTATTTCTATTATTTTAGTAAATATTGGTTATATTCTTTTATGGACTAATACTGCAAAAATGCAAGATGATAAAAGTGTAAGTGAATTTTACAATTCAAATGTAGCTTCCTCAGTATTAATTGGTGTTGCGATATTATTACAAATAATTTCTAAACATTTTAGCTTTGACTAAATTAAAAAATAATATATAATAATGGAAGAAAAGTTGTTAGTAAATGAAAATAGTTTTATGAAAACATCAGTAACAGATGTAGAAAATTATAATTCTATAGATTGGACAAATAATATAGATCGTCTTTTAGCTGAATGGTGTGATAATGCAAAATGTTATGAATGGATGCATTCACAGGCTCATGATTTTTATAGTAAAAAAGCAAAAGTATTTATGATAGTTATAAATGTTTTAACCACACTAAGTGGTTTAAGTAATATAATAGCTGGTGGATACTCTATTGGAACCTTTCAAATATCTTGGATATTTGGTAGTATATCTATTATCGCATCTACTTTAAATATTATTCAAGATAAATTAGCTTATAATCAAATTGCAGAATCACATCGAATTTTATTAAATAATTGGTTAATAATCAGAAATAAAATAGAGGAAATATTAATTATACCTCCTTCTAAAAGAAAAGATTGTAAAACGTTTATGAAATATATTAAACAAGATATAAATACTGCAATAACTGAAAAGAATGCCAGTATTCCTTTAGTAATTAGAGATTTATGTTATGAAAAATTTAAAAATATAAAAGATTTTGAAATACCTGATATATGTGGACAAGTAGAACATACTAGGACTTATGAAGAATTAAAGTAAGAGTAATATATTATAGATAAAATAAAAATTGTGAATTTTTTATTTTTTCTAATACTATTTAGATTAATGGCCTTAAAATGTGAATTTTGTAAAAATACAAAGATATTTAGCCTTCTGGCATATACTTGTAATAAATGTAATAAGAAAAATTTATGTGGTAATTGTAGGCTTCCTGAATATCATAAGTGTGATTTTGACTTTATTATAGAAGGTGAGAAATCATTAAGAGAACAAAATCCAAATATAACAACAACTAAGGTAGCCAAAATTTAAAAATTAAATTTTACTAAGGTAGCCAAAATTTAAAAATTAAATTTTACTAAGGTAGCCAAAATTTAAGATTTTATGTTTAAATTTTTTTCTAATTTAGAATATATATGTCTAAAAAAAATATTATAAAATTAAATAAACAATACTTTTCTTGTAATCCAATTAATGAAAATTTTGAAGACTTACCTGTAATTAATGCGGAAACAGAACCAATTACGATTGATGATAATATTTCTTCAGAAAAAGTATATATTGATACTGAAGAAAATAAAGAACCACTTATAATGAGTAATCAGAAAATAAGTCCTCATAAACATTCTAAGGGAGCACATTCTAAGAAACGTTCTAAGAAACATTCTAAGAAACGTTCTAAGAGAAGTTCTATTGTGGCTGGTAAGAGACGTTCTAAGAAACTTTCTAAAAGAGGTTCTAAGAAAGGTTCTAGAAAAGGTTCTAAGAAAGGTTCTAGGAAAGGTTCTAAGAAACGTTCTAAGAAACGTTCTAAAAAAAGTAGAGAAGGTTTTTGTGCCGGCAACACTTGTATTACTGAATCAGATTTGAAAAATATTATTAATTTATTAAAAAATTTAGAACTCAAAAAATAGAGTATCAGAATAATCTTCTTTTATTTTAGGAATTACTAATTGTAAAGCCCCTAATAAAACAGAATTAATCATATATATTAAATCTTCATTTTCAACATTTAATAATATATTCATTTCTTTCAATAAATACTTAATAACGTCATCTTTTGATAAAGGGTCTAAATCAGTACTTGTTTTTTCGAATAATGGGAAATTACAAATATCCTTCTTTTGTTTACTAGAAAAGTTTTTCAAATAAAAGTCTTTTAATTCATAATTAAATTTAAGTAATTCATTCTTTTCTAGATTCATAAATAATTCATGGTCTATAAATAATGATATTTTAGAAAACTTTTGAAAAACATCAAAAGCGATATCATTTATTGTTTTATCATTAACAATCTTTTTTGCTTCAATATTATTGAATACTTCAATAGGAATCTCTTGTCCAGTAATTGGATGCTTATTTATATTATAAGCTTTCATATATTCCAATGATTCTTTTTCAAAACATCTAATTAATCCGTTACTATCTTTATAAAAAACTAATTGCTCCAAGTCGGTATAAATTATTTTTTTAACATTATTTTCTATTTCCCAAAATGTTTTTAAACTGATAGGGTCCTTATCATCAACCGTATCATCTATAGAATACTTAACTTTTATCTTTCTTCTATATTCCTTTTCCAAATATTTATAAACATTTCCAGTATTCGAAATCTCTCGAGATGTTCTTGGATTAATAGCGGGATTATTCCTCCATTGAATTAATTCATTAATAGTAACTTCATTAATTTTATAAGATTTCATTATATATATAATGATTTAATATATTTTATAATTTTGTCAATTTTTATTTTTCTTTAAATCCTAAACAAATCATCTGCCTTATTTAATTCCCTTGGTATCCAACGAATCTCTAACCATTCTAAATTTTTAACCATATCATAAATATGATAATAATAATCAGAATACATTAAAGAAGGAGCTTTCTTATTTATAATAGTATTTATAATAGTTAAATTATCATTTTCTAGTTGAATAGCTCTATTATCTTTTTTTATACTATATTCAATTCCATCCACAATAGACTGCCATTCTGATTCGTGAGAATTTTTATGATGAAAATATGTTGTACTTAAAGTATGTTTGAATCCAGTTGGTTTAATTAAAACTACAGCAGTTCTAGATAAATTATTATTTTCACGACTAAAAGAACCATCAGTTTGAATATGAGCTAATTTAAAAGGTTTCAATAACATATTTGAAGTGAGTGGAGTAAAAGGTTTCATCAAATATCTCATTCTTTATTACTAAATAATAAATATCTTTTTAAAGATATATTTAGATACTAATTTATATATGGCTGAAACTACTACTACTACAACTACTACTACAACTACTAATAACAAAAGAAAACTTCCTTTCGGACATTTTAGAGTAGATGACAATATAATTAAACCAATTAGTCAAACTGAAATTGCAAAAGGTTGGCAATTAAAAATGCCAAATTTTACTAAAAGTTATCCAATTCATCATTGGAGTGTAACTTTAGCTCAACTCCCTCCTCATTTATGGGATTCTGTTTCTCTTGATTATAAAAATAATAGACCATTCGTACCTATCATCCGAGATGGAAATTATTTTTATTCAGTTAGTATTACTAAATACGATGAAACATTCAGAAATATTTACGATGAATTAATGAAAGGCTATAGAGCTGACAATAATAGATTGAAAGAATTATTAAGTTTATTGGACCAAGAAACAACCGGATGGTTAATTATTCGCGCAAAAGAATTTATTAAAGGAAATTATGAAGCTATAAATTAACTAAATATAACTAAAATTAAATAACTAATTTAATTTTAATTATTGACATAAGTTTTTAGATACAGCTACTCTGTAGATGATGTAGATGTGGGGAAATAATAATGCAGCTAAGAAATCTAATAATACAAAAGAACCGTTGCATTTAAATGATAGGTAGATTGCAAAAATACTAATAATCATGTGAAATACACCATACATGCATTGTACAGGTTTTACAGGTCCAGTATGCATTCTAGATGATTGTACGTTAATACCAGTGGTACGTCCTAAATTTGCATTTGGGTTGCTTCTAGGATTTACACCATAATCTTCTTTAGAAGGATCGGCAATATAGTTTCCATAAGGATCATAATCCATTTTATATAATTAAGTTAGAAAAAAATTGATTTAAATATTTTTATAATATTATTTTATATTATTAATGAAAATCAATTTCCCACAATTTAAAACAAAGTATCCAAATATATTAAATATTGGCTTTACTGATAATAAAACTAGAAAGAGAAAACTAACAAATGAATCTGTTTTAGTAATTTTAGATGTAACTGGTTCTATGAGTGAATATTTAAATTCAAAAAAGAAAATATCAAAGGCTGTAGCTATTAAACAAGTTTTGACTGAATTAAATAAAAATTTCATATTAGATATACTGCCATTCAATGTAGTTCCTCACGATCTTTGTAAAGTAACAAATATTCCAGAACCTTGTGAATGTACTAATTTTACACCAATTGTTCCTGAACTTAAAAGTCAACTAGCGAAAGATATTTATGGTGCAGTTTTATTTGTTTCAGATGGATTACCTTCAGAGGAAAAGAGTAATGCAGATTTGGCTATTAAAAATCTAGGTAATATGACTCGTGAAGCTGGTGCAAATCCAGTATCAATTGCAGTAGGAGACGATGCAGATGGTATTGCTTGTGCATTATTTTCTGGAAATCGTGGATATGAATGCTTTTTAAAGTATGAAGACCAATTTGGTAATCTTGTTGATGATATTAGTAATGGTATTAACTGTAATTATGTTCTAATTGATTCTGGAGAGTATATTCCAGTTGAATCAAGTGGTAATTATTATTAT